TTATAAGTTGCGATTTACTAGCTAATAGATTCCTTTTAGTTCTAATAAGTTGTGTATCTTGAGCTCGAGGTTTTATAAGTTGCGATTTACTAGCTAATAGATTCCTTTTAGTTTTAATACGTTGTTTAAAATCACTATTTTTTCTTTTAGGCTTTGTAGGTTTAACAAGTAGATGAGAGTCACCATCTTTTTCTTTAGTTTTTATATATTGCTTAGAGTCGACACTGTCTTTTCCTTTAGTTTTAGTGTGTTGTTTGGAATCTTTAGGTTTATTATAAGTAAAATTCATATATGTTATATATATATTATATTTTTTAGATTAATATGTAGTGTAAAAATAATTTTATAAAAATAATTTTATTATTTAATGATAAATTTAATAAAATTAAATGATAATTTAGCAATTGATTTATCAAAAACTAATGAAAATATATTATTTAGATTATTATATTTTTTAAATTATTTAAAAAAATATGAATTTATTCCAAAGTTTAAATATATAAAATTTAAAAAAATATTGATTATTAAATCCAATTGTAAAATAATTTTTAATCTAAAAAATGATGCAATTTGGAAATTAAAAAAAATGTATAAAATAATAGAAAATAAAAATATTAAATTAAATTTAATTTATGATAAAATACCTTTGTTACAAAATACTATATCAAAACAAATTTATTTTCTTAATTTTTTTTTTTCATCACATTATTCTTTAAAGAAATTTAATATTGAACCAAAAACCAAATTATTTTTATTAAAAAATAAATTTATTTTAAATAAATATTTATTAAAAAATTATAATATGTATCTTGAACCAATCAAAAATATAAATTTTTTTATTGTAATTTATGGAATATTTAATTTAGAAAAAATTGTATGTAAAATAAATAGCTTCAAGAATTTGAGAATTAAAATAACGTTTATATTGTTTATAATAGAAAAAGATTGTTATAATCTAATTAATCTAATTGAAAAAGATATTTTTAATAAATATATATTAATTAAATTAGATAAATATATAGAAAAATCAGTAAATACATTAAAATATTTAAAAGATATTATTGAATTAAATTACGATTATATAATATTACTAAATATTAAAAGTAATATTCTTTTTAATAAATATATTCTTAATATTAAAGGTCAGAAAAATATAATTTATACATTAAATAGTAATAAATGTAAAAATAATAGGTGTAAAAATATTAATATTTTTATACAAAAAAATTATAAATTAAATAATATTTTAAAAGGAAAACAAAAAAGTATAAATGAATATACTAAATTAGATATTGATTATAATAATATTAAATTTAATAATAATTTAATTAGTAAAAATTTATTTTTAAAAAATTATGGAAAGATTGATTTTCAGTATAATTTTAAAGATAAACTATATCCTAATTATATTTCATTAGAAAAATCTTTATTTAATAAAAATATATTTAATTTTATAATAAATATAGCAGAATTAATAAATGAAGAAAATTTTAATAATTTTATAGGACTTTATATATTTTATAATAATATTAAACTGCATTATTTGTAGGCTTTCCTAAATTTAATATAGTACATAAATTTTTATTATGTTCAGATGTTTTTTTAAACCAATAAAAGTTACAATAGTTATATATTTGATTACTATAATTCATACAATCTACTTTTTTATATTGCATTTCATTTGTTTTTGTAATTTTTCCTTTATGATTATTTTTATCAATTTCAGATTTAAAAAATTGGGCAAGAACGTCTGCGTCATTTGAACGTTCAGGGTGCCATTGAACACCATAAAATGGATATATTTTTCCTTCAATTGTAGAAACAAATTTTTTACCTTTTCTATCATAATTCCATGAAACAATTTTATATGCGGAATTAAGTAAGCCAGAACTTTTAAATTTTTCTGGAGATAATCCCATCATATGATTATTTAAAGTGGATTCTTTATAAAGAAATTCATTCATTGTTTTAGGACTATTTTTAATAACATATTTCATCATTCTGGATTGAATTCCTTTTTTATCCATTATTAATGGCAACATTAAATTATTAAATGAATCAAATCTTTGTAATAAATTTTGATTATCTGTTCCTTCTGATATCATCATCATTTGTTGCATACCCATACAACCTCCCCAAATAGGGAAATAATCACCATTATCAAAAGCACTTATAGCCATTTGTACAAATTTTTTACAACAATTATAGTATTCTTCTGAATTACTTGCAAAAACTCCACCACTTGGTAAATATAATCCATTTATTTTATTAAAATAATATTTATATTTTTTTGTATTATATGGTATAGCTACTACTTTTAAACCTGCTCTTTCTAACCAATTTATATGTGAACTTGCGATATATCCATCACCACATACTTTAAAATATTTTCTACCAGGACTTAATGGAACAGCGATAATACCTACAGACTTTTTTTTTGGCATAATATAATATATATATACTATATAAATAATTAATAATTAAATTTTAATTATATATGTTTTTCATATAATCTAAAATGATTTCCTAAATTATCTATTAAATATGCTGATAACCATCCTAAAATCGCACTTAATGTATCACCAGCAATATTTTCATAACTATCTTTATGTGGTTTTCCACCTGGCCAAAATAACATTTTATTATTGATAAATTTAATACCGAAATTTGTATTTTCAATTATTTCAAAAATAGAATGTAAAAAAATCCAATACTTAAAATTAATATTCCAGAAATATGAAATTATTCCAGAAGCAAAATGTAAATAAGAATATTGATCTAAAAAAAATTTACCCATCTGATATATAATTTAATTATAAAATTATTTTTCATCCATTAACATAATAACCATAGCAGAATAATTATGTAAATCGATTAAAGTATCACGAATAGATTCATTTTGAACCAAAGATACTTTGTTTTTAGTAACTGACGATAATCTATTAATTTTATCACCCATTCTTACGATAACTCCGATTGAATTAAATATAGGTTTAAATAAATATTTACTTATCAATAAATATATAATTAAAAATAGAACAAAATCTATTATAAAGATTTTATTTAACTCTAATATGGGCTCGACAGGGATTTGAACCCTGGACCTCTCGCACCCAAAGCGAGAATCATACCCCTAGACCACCGAGCCGTATATAACAAACAATTGTTGTATATAATATAAATAACTATTTTATTTTATCTAGTTTTATGTATCTAGTTTTATGTATCTAGTTCTATATATCTATTTTGCGCTTACCGGGAATTGAACCCGGGGCACTTGCATGGAAGGCAAGTATGTTACCACTACACTATAAGCGCATATGTATCTATTATAATATAATATAAATTTAATATATTTTAAACGCGATTATTTTAGATGTTACGATGTTATTTACTATAATACGGAATAGGAGTTATAAAAATTAATTATATCGATAAACAATAATTGTATTGATAAACAATTATTAAAATATTAATTAAAATATTAAATAATAATATATTGTATGTTGACGCCTTGTAAATTAGATCTTACCATATTAAATGAACTTAAACAATGTAATATTTTACCATATAATATTTTATCTATATATAAATTTAATAATAATGATATATTAATTATAAATTATATAGATAATTATTTAAACAAAGTTAATTATTATTTTAAAAAATTTATTACTAAAAATAATACTAGTGTAATATTACAATATCTTAGCATTGTAACAAACAAAAATTTTATAATTAAAATAATATTAAATTCTAATTTGAATAATAGAATAGCTTTAAATTATGAATATATAAATAAATTAAATTTACATAATATACTTAAATATCAAATATTAAAATTAAATAATAGTATTGTTTTAATATCTAAATTGTATGAATATGATTTTAAAACATATTTTGAAAATAAAAAATATAATATAAAAAATAAATTTAATTTAAATTTAAATTTAATTATAAAACATTTAATTAAAGCAATATATGATTTACATATCAATAATATAATTCATGGTGATATAAAACCTGAAAATGTATTGATTTCTAAAACAAAAAATATTTTTAAAAAATTTAAGTTAGCAGTTTGCGATTTAGATTATTCAATTACAAAATATAACGTACATTTACATTCAATTACAAAATATTATTGCCCATATTATATATTAAATCATTATAATTACAAAATAAAAGATGATATATTTTGTTTAGGAATATTAATAACATATATATTAGATGAACAATTATTTAAAACAATTGTAGATTTACATAATTCATCTAGATTAAATCTTGAATTATTTAAAACAATTGTAGATTTACACAATTCATCACATTTAAATTTTGAATTATATGAAAATAAAGTTAGACATATAACTAATATTGCAATTAATAAATCTAAAATAAAAAATAAATATAAAAATATATTATTTAAAATACTTGAACCTAAATATGAATTAAGAATTTCATCAAAAAAATTATATAGTTATTCTAAATTTAATTTATAATATTTTACATTTAACTCTTATAATTAATAAAAAATGAAATTGTAACTTTCTTTTTTTAACAATTATAGTTATATACATTTGGTCTAAGCGATGGTCAAGCCATTCTCTGAATATCCTCACTTTAATGCTTTAGTATTAAAGCTTATTGAACATTATATCTTTATAACCTCCTCAATAGGAATAACTATAAACTATTCATTAGATTACTGGAAATGCGCCACGACAAGGCTGAATAGCATGCATTTCACATATTAAATGTATAATTATCGTTTAAGTAATAATATTTAATATAATATATAATATAATATATATATATGTCTTCAATTGATAAAGATATTGAATTGCTAAATTTTATCGATAAAAAAATATTAGATAAGGAGAATATAGATTTAAAAAAAATATTTTTGCTTTTTATTAGAATAATGAAAAATACTATAATTAATTGTTATACTAAACTCGACAATATTAATTATACTATGTCATGTATGGACATGATTTTTCCAATTTTTTGGATAATCTATAGTTATACATATAATTCTAAATTAACTATGTTTTTAAGCGAAAGAGCGGTAGTTTTATTTAACGAATATATAAATTTATCATCAACTATGGAATCTAATACTGTTAATCTAGCTGATGTTAAACTGTTTATATATAAAAAAACGTTGGGACCTCTGATTCTTAAAAATGATAATAAAAATAATTTAGGAATTTCAAAACTATTTACATTAAGTTCATTTTTTAAAAATTTTTTAAAAAATATATTTTGCAAAATTTATAGTGATAAATCAGAGTTAAATACTAGATTAGATATTGTAACTTCAATACTTGAAAATAATGTATTTGAATGTCATAATTATACAAATTTAGATTTTGTATGTAATTTATTAGAAATAGATGATATTACTATTGATAATTTTAAATATAATATACTTTTGATAAAAATTAAACTAGATATTTATAAAATTATATTTAATGATAATGATAATTCGAATGATAATGATAATGATAATGAAAATTCAAATTTTAAAAAAAAAGAATATATATATAATAATTTAAATATAAATATTCCATATTCCATTATTGACAATGATGAAAATATGATTGAAACTCAATTTTATAAAAATCTTATTAATCAAATTCAAAATGATTTATTGTAAAAATCTTATTAATAAAAATCTTATTAATAAAAATCATTATAAAATCATACATTTATTTATACTATTAATTTTATTCCACTGTGTTATAGTATAATTATTACTCATACTTAAATTACATCTACTACATATTGGTCTTAAATTATTTAAATTTAAAGTTCCACCTTTCGATTCTGGTTTATTATGTCCTACGTGAAAATTAAACACATTGATTTTATTTTTACACCAATGGATATAACACTTATTTTTAAATCGTTTTCCGATATATTGTATCCATACTTGTTCTCGTACAGCTTTTGGAATATTTTTTCTTTTAGCTTTTGGAATATTTTTTATTTTAACTTTTGTAATAGTTTTTATTGACATTAATTAATATAATTGTTAATATAATTGTTAATATGTAATTGTAAATTACTTTTAACTACTAATATTTACAAATTCTCACTCCATTATAGTCCTAATAAATAATACTATAAAATATAAGTAACATCATAAAAATCATGTCAATAAAATAACAAAACTAAAGTATTGGAATTGGATATAGCATATAAACATATAGAATGATTATATTTATCAAATTGGTCCAATATTTTTACTCGATATCTTTACTAATTTATTATTTCAATATATTTATTATTTTAGTATTATCTATCATTTCAATATTATCTATCATTTCAATATTATTTATATTAAATGACAAACCATATAAATTTTGACATATCCATACACCGGGTATATTAATTGTAATATTATATTCATTATTTTTTTTAAATTCTATTTTATTATTTAAGCATTCAAGATTATGTAAATTTAAATTTATTATTTTTAAATTATTTAAATTATCATTTGTTTCAAAATTTGAAAAATATAAATTATTTATATCATCTTGTGAAAAAGTATTTGAAAATAAGATATTTTTATGTTTTTTAAAATTAATATTGACTTTATTTTCTATTTTACTTAATATTTTATTAAATTCATTATTTATATCAATTGTAAATTTTAATATATAAATATTAATTTTATTATTGTAAATACAACTTACATATTTTAAATTTTTTAATAATATATTTAATGAATTATTATTATATTCAATTAAAATATATTTGTTTTTGTTTAATTTAAAATTTTCCATAGGTTTTATTATTATTTTATTTTCATTAAAATCTTCATATTTAGTAATTATCATTATAAATATAAATTAATATTATAATTTGATTTATATTTAAAAATTTATATTATAATATAATTAAATGGAATATAAGTCACTTGGAAAATACTTTTATTATACTGACTATATAGCCCAAGGCTCATTTTCCAGAATTTATAGAGGTTATAGAATTGATGACAGGAAACCAGTAGCTATAAAAGAATTAACAAGAATAATAGATGATAAATATATTAAATCAGAGATATCCTTAATGGAAAATCTAGATCATGAAAATATACTTAAATTACTGGAAGTAATAAGGCATAAAAATAATATTTATTTAATTTTAGAATATTGTAATAAAGGCGATTTGTCTATATATATTAGTTCAAAAAAAAAAACACATAATTTATCTTATATATATCAAATTATTAGTGCATTAAAATATTTATATGAAAATAAGATTATACATAGAGATATAAAACCTCAAAATATACTTATAAATAATAATAAAATCAAAATCTGCGATTTTGGATTTGCCAAAAAATATAAAGAAAATGATTTAATTAATACATTTTGTGGAAGTCCATTATATATGGCACCTGAAATACTTAAATATAATGAATATTCTGAAAAAGCTGATATATGGTCATTAGGTGTAATTATTTTTGAAATTTTATTTAAACATCATCCATATCCTTCTGAAAATAAACACGATTTAATTAAACATATAAAATGTATAAAAAAAATAAAAATTCCAGTAGATAAAACGATTGATATAAATTTAATTAAATTACTTGAAGGAATATTAAATAAAAATGATAAGTTAAGATTATCATGGGACGAAATATTTAATCATGTTTGGGTTTTAGAATATAATTTAAAAAATAATTTAAAAAATACAAATTGTAAATTGAAAGATGATAATTCTTTAAATTTCGAGTCTATATTTAATTTTGATGAAGAATATGATGATAATGAAATATTTGATAATTATGAAGATAGTGAAAATGATAATGAAAGTGATAATGAAAATGATAATGAAAATGATAATGAAAATATTAAAACATTAAAAAAAAGAATATCATATTCAGTTTGTCATTTAAATAATGAAAATTTTATTGATGATAGTTTAATAAAATCTTACAAATCGTATAAATCTTATAAAAATATAAAATCGTCTGATAAATTTATAACTAAAATAGCTGAATATGATGATTATAAAGTTTATTCTAAATCCGCGCCATCGGAAAGAAATAATTCATATTTAGAAAATTATATTAAAATAAATTCTAAAAAATTTAAAGAACCTGGATATAAAATTATTGGATCACCACCTATAAAAACCACTAATACAAATATATTAAATTATTTACATAAATCTGTTAATACAATTAAAAATTTATTTAAAATAAACAATTAAATTTTTTAATAATATATAAAATACTAAATAGATAAACTTCATAAAAAAGAGTATATTTTTATTAAGTATCAAATATCTAATTATTTATTATTTTAAATAATTTATAACAACTGTTAAACATATAATAAAAATAATCCCATTTAAATTAATTGAATTCATAATAATCTAATAATTACTTAAAATTCAGAATATATTAATAATAATAATGGAAATTATAAACGAAGTTTTGCCAAATATAAATAAATTTAAATCACTCAATATTAAAGAGTTTTTTGAAAAAAATATTCCTAAATTTGATATTTGTACAATATATATTAGAAATAAACAAAATTTATTTATAGTAAATAATTTTATAAATTCACTTGGAAAAATTATAAAATATAATGGAACTATAATTAGTGAAAGACAGCTGTTATCTATATATATAATAGGTTATTTTTCCAAAAATGTATTTGGTAACAGTATTAAATTAACAAAAGACGAAACGGATTTACACAACAAAAGTATAGAAATTATTAATATATTAGATACCTTTGATATTAAATCTATTTTTGAAATATGTAATTTAATAAAAGAATTAAATTTATTTAAAATAATGTTTTTAAAATGGAAATCAAATGATGTACAATCACAAATAGATATCTATTTACAATTATATTTACGATATAATAAAGAAATTGAAATAAATAATTCCGATAACAAAGATTTTATGAATTATCTAAAAGAAATTAGAAATAAAAGCAAAAATTATATAATTAAATTGTCAAATGAAGATGAATTTAATAGATTAATTGAAAATAAAAAAATGATAGAAACTAAATTTGATAAAAGTGTTGAAAATTTAGTTAAGCATTATTTGCGAAACGCATTTTGGGATAAATTTAAAGATGACCTAAAAGGACAAAATCCTAATTTTTATCAAATAAAAGGCATTATTAAAGATATTAAAAATTATTTTTTAAAAATATATAAAAACAAAAATAAAAAAATAGAACATTTTAATCAAATTTTAGATTTAGAATTTTATGATCAATTAATTACAAATAAAGTTTTAACAATAGATAATATTTGTCATTTATGTAAAAATATTTTAGATGAATTAAAAGAAATTGATTCTGCATCTACAGACAAAATTAATAGAAAGTATTATAATAATTTAAATGGAGATGATAAAATATATAATATAATTGAAACATTAAAATTTATAATGATTCGACTAGAATTTATATCTGATATAACTTTACAAATTAATAAATAACTTCACAATA